TCCTTGGGGACCGCCGTCCGCACCGCGTTGATGCCATACGTGGCATCACTCAACCAATCGGCGATGATCCGCACCGTTTCGAGAATCATGCGGTCACCCGCACGGTCCAGAGGTCGCCGTTTTCCTTCGGCATCGGCCGCCCCCGCACCACGTACGCGGTGCCGCCGATGGTGAGCGTGCTGCCGTCTTGCAGCCCCGTCAGGCTGGTTGCGGCGATCGTGATCTGCCGCGTCCGCACCGTGACGGGTTGCCCCATCTCATCGGTGATGAGTTGTTCGTCGTCATCCAGCACGCCGTACGTCACGAGACGGCCGAACACCACCCGCTGACTATCGGGGGCGGTCTTCAGCAGCATGGCCGTCCACGTGACGGGGTTGAACGGCATCACCGCCCCACGCGGCGTTTGCCGCGGGGCATCCCGCGATCCTCGCGGGCTGCGATGTGCGCCGTTTTCACGGGCACATCGTCAGCCGCCACCATCTCCTCGGGACGCGTGGCGCGTCCGTCGGCGAGCATGGCCTGCGCCTCGTGCGGGAGGAAGTCGGCGACTTCCCCCGCGCGTGAGCCGAACGCGAGGCGTACGAGCATTAATCGACGCGAGCCGACGCGCCAGCCGCCTGCGCGTACTTCGGGAACAGGATCACCCGGCCGCTGGTGATGTTCGCCGCGTTCGACGCGCCCGTGGTGAAGCGGAGGCAGTCGAAGCCACCGGCGAGATCCAGCGTTGCCGGATCAATGACGAAGCGGATCGTCTTGCGCGTGGTCGCCGCCGACGTGGTGAACGCCACGCCATCGGCCTGACGCGTCAGCACGTCACCCGACGCGCCGGCCACGTCCTGCGAGACATAGATCGGGCAGTTGACCGTCAGCGCCTTCGCGCCCGTGCCCGCCACGGCGGTGCACTGCTGGAGCGTCAGCGCCACGGTGGCCGCGTTGCCCTGGTTGATCGACGCCTCGACGATCGCGACGCCGCTGAAGTTCTTGAGCGAGACGGCCAGACTGTTGCGACCAGCCGCATCGGCCGCCGGCTCGAGCACGTCCACCACGTGCACCTGTTCTGCTGCGATGTAACCCATGAGAAGATCCTCCGATGGGGCGGCGCCGTACGCCGCCCCGTGAGTGATTTAGGAGCGAGCGGCGAGAGCGATGTACGGCGACTGCGTGACGGAGCCCTTGAACGGCGTGACCGGCACGCGCGTACGCGGGAGGCCGTTCACGCGCCACGTGAACTTCAGCGCCGTGCGGTCGCGAATGAAATCGACGTGCATCGAGGACTGCTGACGGATGCCACCCTTCGAGAGGAACAGGTAGTCCGACATATTGGCGAACACGAAGTCGCCCACCGTGCCTTCGGTCGAGGCGTACTCGATCGGGATGATCGGACGGCCATACAGCGTGGCCGCCGGCGAACCCGGCAGGGCGCCCGGAGCGATGAACGTCGGCGGGGCGCTCGCGCCCGTGCCCGCCGTCGAGGTCAGGATCTTCGACCACAGCTCGGCGTTGATGAACCACGCGGCACCGCCGAGCATCCGGGCCGGCATACGCGCGTACATCTTCGCGGCGTTGACCCAGATGAAGCCGGCCGTGTTGGCGATGGTCTGCGTGCCTTCGATGGCCTGCGACACCAGCGCACCCGACGAGATGATGCCCAACGGCTTCGCCACGCCGTCCCCTTCCCAGATGGCGGCCTCGGCGCCGAAGCGCAGCTCTTCCGGCACCTGCTCGTTCAGGAACGACTCCATCGCGGGGCCGTCCTGCATCTGCTCCTCCGTCAAGCGCACGAGGGCGCCGAGCTTGGCGAGCTTCGCTTCCACCTGACGCGTGAGCGCGGTCGAGTCGGTGTAGTCGCCGTTTTCCGCGACCCAGTAGTGACGCACGCCACCGTTGCGGGAGCCGTTGGTGCGGGCTTCCTCCTTGGTCACCGTCTCGCTGTACGAGTTGCCGACCGTGATCGGACGCTGTGTCACGCGGGAGAGGATATCGCCGCCCGTGAGCGTTGCTTCCAGCATGACGTTGGCGACCGCCATCGGCACCGCGAACCCGCCTTCCTCGCCGATCAGCGTGTCCTGGTTACGCGCGGCCATGAGGCGCACGTCGGCCGTGTTGCCGCCGTTCTTCTGCGTCGTGATGACGGCGCGGAAGAACTCGCCCGGCGACTGCCATGGCTTGTCCTCGGCGCGGTCCTTACCGACTTCCACGGTCGGCGCGGCGGTGCTGATCGGCGCCCGCTGTTCGGCCTTGGCGCGAAGGGCCGACAGCACTTCCGTGCGAGCGGCTTCCACCGTCGTGTTGTTCACGATCCATTCCGCGGCCTTCTCAGGCATCCCGCCATCACGGGCGAGAGCCGCGAGTTCTGCGGCGCGGGTATCCGGCGCGGGGCTGGCCCCCGCCACCGAAGCGTTGTCATGCATACGCTGCTCCTGTGTCTTGGGCTCGTCGCCCGTCCGGGTGTCGTCCTGCGTCACCACAGCGCGCCCGTTCGCACTGCGGCCCACTCCTACCGTGTAATCCGCGGGCACCGCCACGCTGCTGGCCTCGTACAGCGACCAGCCACGATACCGACGCACCGTCGTGCCGTCGGCCCGCTTCTCCTGCTTGTAGTTGTTCCCCGGCCAGTAGCCGACGCTCACCTTCTTGCGGACCCCATCGCGCATATCGGCCGTGACCCATGCCGCGTCGGGATGATTGCCCGGACGGAAGTCGCCGCGAATCACGCGGTCGGCGTCGATGCTGACGTTCTCGAGGATGCCGATCTGCCGGCCGAGGTTGTGATCCAGCAGGAAGGGCAAGCCGTCCCGCGCATACGACAGATCGACTCCGCCGGCGCCGTGGTCGAGCACTTCTTCATACAGTTCGTCGGTGCGCCAGTCGTAGCGCTCCACGCCGGCTTCGCTGCTGATCGCAATCCGCAACGGCGCATCCTCGGGCGCGCCAGCCGCGCGGGTTTCGATCTCGATCGTGAAGTCACGCGTGCGGAAGCCGGCGGGGTTCTCCCGCGTTTCCGGCGCGAAGGGGTTCTCGTGTGTCATGCGCTCTCCTTCCGGAGCGGCAACACGCGCCCCGTCGTGGTGGTCGTGTCGGCGGCCGAGTCAGCCGCCGGCGTGGCGTCCGTGTTGACCGTGATCGCGAGCGGCACCGCTTCGAGCGGGACGCCCTGCGCCTGCGCGTACTTCCGCGCGTCGGCGATCTCGTTGATGACCTCGTAGAAGTCGCGGCCCTTCTCGGCACAAATGCGCTGCGGGCTCGTGATGCCCATATTCAGCTCCATCAGTGCCGCCGTCGCGTCCTTCACGGGATCAATCCACGGCCAGCCGGTACACATCCACGTGGCGTACTGCGTCATCGTCGGCGCGTCGTAGGGCACCGACCCGAGCACGCCCATGATCGCCGCCATGCGGACCCAATCGGCGAACACCGGCGCACAGAACTGTTCCACCAGCAAGTCGTGCTGATGCATCCGGCTCTGCGCCATTTCGCGTACGCGATCCGTTCGCATCGACGAGAAGTTCACCTCGGACAGATCGCCGGTCAGGCTGGCGTAACTGCGGCCGAACGCGCGGGCGATGCCGCGCTTGACCACCTTCATAAAGCCGGCGTAGTTCGCGGTCGGGTGCTTCGGCTCCCACGCTTGGAACTCGTAGCCGCCAGGGAGCACGCGGGCGCTGCCCGGTTCGGCTTCCATCACGAGCGGGATCGGGTTCCCCTGTTCGTCGGTCGGGACGTTGAAGCCGCCGCCGTCCTTGTTGACGAAGAACCCGCCCTGCGCCGCCGCGAGCAACGACTGATAGAGCTCGGCCTCGGTATAACGGTCCCCGAGCTTCCACGTGACGAGCGCGGGCGCGAACCACGGGATGCCGCGGCGCTGGCCGACGCGGGTCCGCTTGAACACGTGCAAGACGTCCGCGGCCGGGATGCGCTGCTTCCGGCGGCCGGCCAGCGAGGGATGGCGGTCCCAGATGTGGTACGCGACGGGGCGCCCGTTCGCGTCCACCTCCACACCCATAATGACGGAGTTCTCGATCGCGCTCGCATCGCGGTGCGCCGTTTCGTCCAACTGGTCCGGGTCCAGCGGCTGCAACGCGTAGCCGAACGGCAACCGCGGGTCACGAATCCGGAGCGCCAGGAACTCGCCGTCCTGAATCACGCTGCGGACCATGAACCGCTGCAACGCCGTGAACGACAGATCGCCGGCGAGCGTGCAGCGGTCGCGGTGCGACCACAGCGCCCACTGATCTTCCACGCGATCGTTCAGCGTGTCGAGCGGTTCGCCGCGCGGCCGGCGGGCGCGGAATTGCAGACGGGCACCGGACGCGCCGACGATATCGGCCTCGAAGTCGAGCAACAG